AAGATTTGGTCTTGTAATTTGTTCGATTTCGCGTTATTATTGATGACGAGACACTCATAATTCTCGGTACACTGGTCCATCACCTGACAAAAGCTCTCAAAAGTTGGGAACATACCCGCATAATTGTCGTAGATTCGCTTACGATTCGCAATATATGGTTCACGGAGGATAAAAACGTAGTCGATATTCGTGCGGAGATTTGGAGGGATACCAAGGGGATATTGCATTGTGATGACTAACATTATCTTCCAATGACGTCCGTTCATAAACAAGAGCCTCATCATCACGTCCTTCGTCCATTTGTTGTCATACAAACAATCATCCAATACGACAAATGTACGGGGGTCAATGGACGACTTCTTATACATATCCTGTTCCTTTTTGACTTGTTTTAGGACTGCCTTTTGACGCTTAAGAATATTCTCAATGATGGCCGTATTATACGCATCGTGGATGAATAGTTTTGGGACATGGGCTGCGAAGAATCCGTTGCCGGCCTCCGTCCCGGAGATGACTGTTCCGATGGGGATATCTTGGTGGTGAAACATCAAGTCTTGGACGAGGAAACTTTTACCGGTATCACGGCGTCCAATGAGAACGATGACTGGGCCCTTGTTTTCATCGGGACGAAAACTGATAGCCTTCATATCAAACTTTGCTAGTTCTAAATTCATACTAATGGTGTAGTAATAAAAATGAGATATATTATTTTTATCACATTTTTACGAATGGAATCCCCGTTTAAAATCAATATAAAACTTCTATTCATCAATCATATCAATAACGTCTACCTTTAGGAACAATGCCAAACAATACAGCCACAGCATCGGCATCGGCATCGGCATCGGCATCGGCATCGGCATCGGCGTTCCAGCTTCATTACCGTAAACATAAATACACCCCTGACACGATAGAATTGGCATTACTGTATGATATTCAAAATTATATACCGATATATTCACGATTTTTTGATATCAACGAACATAACTACAACGGAATCCAGTTGAATCAAAAGTATTATTTACAAAATATTATAGCGAATCCGACGCAAAGTATTGACGACCGAGACCGAGACGATGAACGCGTGAATCATTCCCTAAACCATTTAGAAACGATTATTGGTGACGATAGTGGAAATACACACAACGCACCAATATTTGTAAAATATTCACCTCTTCTTGACCCTATCCGTTATTTATCGGGGAAATATGAGAATGTCGCCAAAACGCGCGCGCTTCCAATGTACAATTCTTCGCACGAAACGTGTGAAGATAAGATACTGAATACAAATAACTCGTCGTATGTTGACGGATTTTTCTCGTATTTGACCAGCCGCGCACTTCACGAACACGGAATTGTCCACGGTATTGATTATTATGGTAGTTATTTGTGTAAACAGCGCGAATTTTCCACCAATGTGTTTGATGATATAGACTATCTCGTTGGTTGTTCGTTTTTTAATACATATGAAAATGAACTGTTTACAATTGATTATTCTCAGTTTGGAGATGATGAATCAGGCGGCGGCGGCGGTGATCTCTCGGATATCAATATAAATAAGTTAATGAAACTTCGTAACAAAATGAAACCAATCATTGGCGTAACGAATGCGAACGATAATAATTCCCGTCTACATATTCTGGATAGTGTTTCTGAGATTGACGCGGTAGCGGTGAAAAATGACGAATCAGTTTGTGTGAGAGAAGATAATACACCTGTTGAAATTGTTGAAATAAATCTCTCAGAGCCTCTTATTCAGACGTATGCCGATGCTGAACCGGTGCCAGAGTTATCCGCAAAAAATAGAACAAGAGAGAATGAAAGTGATAGCGATTCATCGCAGTCAAATTCTTCTTATACTACGATAAGTGACGATGACAATCACCGAGAAAGCGACGATGACGACGAGGACGACGATGACGACGACGACGATGACGAGGACACAACCATTCAAGTAAATGATTCTTCATTTGACGACGACAACGACGACAACGACGACGACAACGATACTGGAAGTTATGACAGTGATGACGAACAAATTATCGTAAAAATAAAGGACTTTCCTATTCAAGCAATCCTCCTTGAAAAATGCGTGAATACACTCGACCATATTATGATGACGGATGAATTGACCAAAGAGGAATGGACTTCTATTTTATTCCAGGTGATAATGACACTCGTTATCTATCAGAAAATGTTCGCATTCACACACAATGACCTTCATACAAACAATGTGATGTTTATTGAGACAACCGAAGAGTTTATTTACTATTTCTATGAAGACCAATACTATAAAGTCCCTACGTATGGACGTATTTTTAAAATCATTGATTTCGGCCGTGCTATCTACAAATTCCGAGGTGAACTTATCTGTAGTGATAGTTTCCATCCCAAAGGCGACGCAGCAACCCAATACAACTTTCCACCTTATTATAATCCAGAAAAACCTACTGTAGAGCCAAATTTTAGTTTTGATTTATGCCGACTCGGGTGCGCACTCTTTGACTATTTTATTTACGACCTGCGTAAAGTAGAAAAACTTTGTAAATCCGACCCTATTATTAAACTGATTGTAAAATGGGTTACAGATGACAAGGGGCGTAATGTGCTTTATAAATCAAACGGTGAAGAGAGGTATCCTGATTTCAAATTGTATAAAATGATTTCGCGAGCAGTCCATCACCACATTCCTTCCGACGAGATACACAATCCGCTATTTGACGAATATAAAATCACATATAAAAAATACAAGAAGCACGCAGCACTCGCAGCGAAGTTCTTGAAAAATGGGCGAAACACGCATATACTTATAAATGTAGATACACTACCTGTGTATTATACGCTAGCCCACGTATAGTATTAGACGTCGCTACAATTGCATTGCTCACGACGAACTGGGCGAATTCTCACACTAAACAAATCTCGGTGTGCCGGAAGTCCTTTTTTCGCGATGAACTCAATCTGACGCATTGTCCATCCCATACTACAACCAGAATGTCCGACCTCCATATTATTCTGAACCTGTGTGATGATATCGTCCTGACCCATACTGAACATGAACCCGCGGTCGGATGGCGGATTGTATTCCGAGAGATATTTCCATACATTGATTTCTTTATTTTTGATATTTGGAGATTCGCCCGTGCGAAGAATTGCGTACATTCCATCCTTTATCATTTCTTCTGACCATTTGTCATTCATATAAGAGAGATCGCAATCTCTCACCGCTTCGGATGTGAGAGGCCAATATTGTTCTATTTTGGGTGAGCGTTCCAGATGAACGAACTCGGATTCGGGGGAAGTGGCAGTAGCAGTAGCAGTGGACATAATAATAACGAGAATACGACGAAGAAATGTTATATATATAACGTTATAATTGTGTTTATATTGTATAAAACCATATCAATTTTATACTATATAAACACAATTACAATAATATATATATATAACGTTATTATTGAAATGAGCAATGACAATGACAATGACAATGACGCGCCCGTTCGCCCCCGCGATACAATCACCATTGACAATAAAACCTACGACATCACCAACTTCAATCATCCAGGAGGGAGTATCATCAATTATGTTAAAAATACCGCTGATGCGACCGATGTCTTCCGCGAGTTTCATCATCGGTCATCTGATCGGGTGAATAAAGTCCTTCAATCATTGCCAACGTACCCGGAAAGTGCGCCGTCGCCGCCGCCGCGTGTCGCGCCCGAACACGTGTTGACCGACCGCCAAAAAGAAATGACGGCAGACTTCCGAGAGATGCGTGAGAAACTCGTGAAGCAAGGGTTATTTGAACCCGATTATATTCACGTATATTTCCGCCTTCTTGAAATCGCATTTTATTTCGGGATGGGGACGTGGCTTGCGTCCTATAATATTTATGCTTCAATTCTCTCGTTCGTCGTGTTTAAGACGCGTTGCGGATGGATCCAACACGAAGGAGGACATGTCAGTTTAACGGGAAACAAGCGCATAGACCGCGCGATTCAATCGTTTACGATGGGATTTGGTGGTGGGACGAGTTCATCTGTATGGAATTCAATGCATACCCGTCATCACGCCGCACCCCAAAAAATCAAACACGATATTGACCTGGATACAACACCACTCGTTGCATTTTTTAATCAGGCGTTTGAAAAAAACCCAAACGGTCCTAAAACCGCGCGATTTATGAGCCGGTGGTGGATGCGACTTCAAGCGTGGACGTTTTTGCCCGTTGTAAACGGTATATTCGTCCATTTGTTTTGGGTGTATTATCTTCATCCAATTAAGGTGATTCGCCGGTTATGTTCTACGAAAAAGCGTGATGAGCGTGCGTCTGTCGCATTTGAATTGATATGTATGGCAGGTTCTCACGTGGTGTTGCCGCTTATTTTTTATACTGGCGGTGGCAGCAGCACCGGTAGCGGCGGTCTCATCTGGTCGTATTTCCTTCTAATGGTCGTCAATTTCTGGAGTATTATCGCCCTATTTGGACATTTCTCTCTGTCGCATTCTTTTACTGGTGTAGTCCCGGAGACTACACACCTCCTATGGTTTGAATATGCGCTACATCATACTGTGAATATATCTATGAAATCCGCACTGGTAACGTGGATAATGGGGTATCTTAATTTTCAAATTGAGCATCACCTGTTCCCGTCAATGCCCCAGTATAAGAACGCCCTTGCGGCGCCGTATGTTCGCGCATTTTGCGAAAAATGGTCGTCAGACCTGAAATATACTGAGCATTCGTATAAAGATGCGTGGCGCCTGATGTTATCCAACTTAGACGAGGTTGGAAAACACTATTATGAAAATGGGATTTCTCACGAAGGACACGAACACGCGGATTAGACTAGACTTAAAATTCGGGGGTATTCACAAATACTGCGGGCGCACTGCCACCGCCACCGCCGCCGCCACCACCGCCCCCGGCGCCGATATTCTCAAATTGATTTAATATAAATACTGCTAATACTGCGGAAATACACACGACGATAGAATCACGGATAAGAACCTTCAATGGTTTCTGATTATCGGGTTCCACAAATCTCATCTCCATAAATTTCAGTATAAAATAAACAGCCGAGACCGCAACCCCAATAATGAATAATTTCGTAGAATTAAACATTACAGATACCCACTAGCGTAATGTATATCGTTCTAAATAGAGTTATATACATACAATTTCAATTATTTATTCGGTATTATACGAATTACGTTTGAAACGCCATTATCACTGGCGGATAACAAACATACATCACACCGCCTGCGATTGCTAAAAACGCAAAAGAAAAGATGAAAATCAAAATGTCCAAGAGGAAAATATTATCATACCATTTGCCTGGTTCTTCTTCATCGGCCATATTATATACGAATATGTATTATACGATTATTTTTTATAAGTAGCACGACGACGACGCTTTATGCGCGTTTTCACATATGTATTGTAATGTCTGGCTTTTTTCCTAGAATACTTTTTATTACGCCGTGTGTGTGTCTTCGTCCTTCGCGGTTTTTTATGTAAAGAACCGCCGCCCATATCAAACTCAGTGTCGGATGATGGTCTCTGAAATATTTTTGTAACAAGATCTACCAGGGCAGTTCTAAATTGCGTGAAATACCCTACCCTTGGCGCATCACCCTGTTGCGCTTCGCAATCATCTATAGGATTTTGTGTAGATTTGATGGAATCATTTTCGTGTGACCTCAAAAAATCACCTATTCGTTCTTCGATATTTACATGTCCAATATTTCCTACCACACCTTGTGTTACTTGTCCGTATGGAACTCCACGTTCTACAGATACAGAAGGTTGTTGTGTCATATCACTTTGAGAAGATGCCGTAAAAGCACTACTGATACTTAGAGACGGTGAACGTGACTGTGACTGTGAACCGAATAAAGATGCTGTTTTCCAGTCGGAACCTTGACTTTGTGCCAATAATCTCTCGATAATATTCTCGTCATATTCATTTACTGTTTGAGACCAGCCGACTATTGCACCACCGTCTGGTGGTACTGATAAATGGCTTTGTAATACATTTCTTATCTTTGGAAAATGAAGATGAACATTTACCACCGGATCCAGATGCTTGTGTGATATTATATTTTCCAATTTTGTGAGTCTGTCGAAAGGGTTCGTGCGAAGAGTAATAACATCAGTATTGCTTTCTTTAGTATGAAATTGTAAATATAATTTATCTAGCATTGGAGTTTTACCAAGGGTCATACAATGGTCGATCGACGCACATCCATTCTGAATCAAATCAAATGTTCGTCCCGGCCATAAATGCTTAATGGCGTCTTTCGGCTCAATGGCGTCTTTCGCCGCCGCTGTCGTTGCCGCCGACGCTGTCGTTGTCGCGAACCTATCTAAAGCACCCACAATACAACCTTGAAATGAATCATGTAGTATATCTTTGTAAAGTTCATATTGTTTAAACACGCCTTTTTTAGTGGTAGTATCTAATCTATCATTTAATTCGTTACGGTCAAGTATCAAACTAAAAAAGTATTTATTTCCATTGTAAACCATATCTACACGAAAAGTCAATGTGAATGCTAATGACTCCATCAATGGTATTAAAGATTTATCGGTTATTATATCTTGTTCATCATCGCATTTGTATTTATCTTCGTCAGTTGTCCCAACACAAGAATATCCGCTCAAAAAATATCTATAACCCATCATACTGAATGTGGCCCTCGATGATAATTGCGCCACTGATATCGCGAACAAACGTTCGGGTATACGGTCCTTTGAATCTGTTTTTTTAAGATGTTCTGGCAAATAATGTTCCGGAGTTAGGCCGAAATTATCTATATCATCTATTATTTGGTTTTCTGTAACTTCAACAAGTAATTCGTGTGTTCTATTTAACTCCGTAACGATTTGTTGTAATCTCCTATTTCGGTCACCGGAATATGGTTTTGTTAATAAATCGTGAATAAACAATAATGAATGTTCATCTATCAATGCTGGAGATAAATTATGTCCGGTGACAATATTTACCTTATTTTGGAAACTGTCAAATACGTCAATATTATCGCTTAACAATTCATCAAATGGAACCTGAGATCGCAGTTTTTGACCCTGTTCTGATTTTACTATGTTTACAAGTCCGTCGGTTCTTAGTAAGTTAGGATCTTTTGTACCTCTATCAAAAAAAGACAACAAACCGCTCGGAGGAGTTACTCTTTGGTCGTCGTCTATCTTCCATCCTGCTTCATTGCCTCTTATATTCAAATTACTAGATCTACGAAATGGTTCTAAAAAATCAACATAATCATCTAACGTTACATGTATACCATTGACCTTACCCGCCGTTACATCTTCTTTCTGCATTTTTTTAACAATAAGTCCTGAATGAAACTGAAAATGACCTGTTATATTCAAAGAATCTTGCTCTTGTGTGGTGGTTACTGTCGGACCTTGAAAAACCCTGAAGCAATCATAATAATGCGTGAGCTGTAAAAGTGGACCGTGACAATCTATCGTTAATGGAACATACTGATTATATAATTGCTGTTGCTCTATAAATAATTTATTTAATTCTACAGGTGATAATCCTGATATAATTGTTTTTGATTCTTTTACGGATGGGGGATCTTGTGAACTTAATCCTCTTTTTCCGGTTCCTCTTCCGGCCGATGCCATACTATCTATAATATATATATATTTATTATGTGAATTATGCCAACACTTCTATATCATCTAATAATGGCGGTGCGTTAATATTTTGCATATCATTTAATGTATGAATATCCAAGGTGTCCAGTTTTATATCGCCGCCAATATTCAAACGACCACTATCATCATCGTCTGCATCGTCTGCGTCATCGGCGTCGTGTGTCATATACTCGTTCTTTCTCTCACTCGCATCAGTTTCAAATGTGCGGATTTGATTCTCTCCAAATGATACGCCGCTGCCGGTGCCTCCGCCTCCGCCTCCGCTTCCGCTACTGCCGTCAGTTGTATCATTTACCAGGTCATTATTTGTATGATTCACTGAGTCTGGCGCATTACTTCCATTTAATTCGCCAACAAAATCAAGTTGTCCGATACTCTCGCCACCGCCATCGCCACTGTCGTCCCCGCCACCATCTTGACTTGATACACGGTCGCGTTCACGATGACGACGACGACGCGTTGTGATTCCGTGGCGCGCACGCCGCTTCGCCGAAAGGTCCGCGTCTTCTTCCGAGAGAATCGGCTCTTGTTTAATAACCTCTTCATTTTCCGTCACTTCTACGACATCTTCAATTGTTTCTTCTAAATACATCTTAATCAAATCTTCCACGGGTATATTATCGCGAATTGTATTATAAATACACTCCTTCACGATGATTTCAAACTCGCGATTATTACGTTGAGTATGAAGCGGTTGTATGCCTTTCTCAAAAATATACACATTGGAATACAACTTTCGCGCGCTATTGACGTAAATTTTATGAATGAAATCCGAGAGTTGTGGGATTTTAATATCCACTTTCTTCTGCTTGGTTCCAACACGCATCACCGTCATACACTTAAGATGAATGATGTGGACGCACGTAATCAAATCTTCTAAATATCCGCATGTGCTGCGTTCCTTGATTCGCGAAGTCTCGTCTTTGATGATATTCGGGTTCCATTTGGGAACTCGCGAGAGAAGATTCTGAAATGTCATCAAATATTTGTCTGGTTCTTTGGAACCCACGCATAGCTTTACCGCTTCATCAAAAATAGACCGAAATCCTTCTTGAATGAGTGGAGTTAATATATTGACAAGACGAGACGCCCATTCGTTTTTTGATTCATATAATGATGTCACGGAATAATCGTCCATTACGCTACGCTTGCTCTACATAAAAGAAATATTTTCTAAACTCATTTTACAACGAAATACAATAAAATGGAGAAAAAACAACAGGAGAAGTTTCTCATTTCTAAATTCTTTGCGGACTTTGTCAAACATAATGAGGAGTTCGTATCGGCGAAGTTCTATCATTCCCGGATAGGAATGGACGAATTCAATCACATCTAACGCACAGTAACCCTGTTCATATAATAATACGGACAAATCCAATATTTTTATATATTCTTCGCGGGTAGGAGCGGTGTCGCCTGCGTCTGCGTCTGCGCCTGCGTTAGATAGAAAACTCGGATGAATCCGAATCAATGACTGTAATGTATGAGATTCTCTCGCTTTCGTAATTTTATAAGTATCACACGCTTGGTCTGCGAAGTAAGTGTGTAAGTTCACGGCAGGGCCGCCACCACCACCATCCGTGTTTGTAAATACCGGCGGCGGAATATATATATCACAAAATCGCGAGAGAATTGGTTTCAGAAGACTATCCTTGTTTTCAACCACAATAAAAAAACGCGTAGATGAACTGAATAATTCAATACATCGCCTTAGTGCGGATTGCGCGTCTATTGTCAACTTGTCCGCATTTGTCAATATGACTGATTTGAAAATAGCACCATCTTTCAGGTCAATATTCGTCTTTGCGAAAAACTTCAATTCCTCACGAATGAATCGTATCCCTTTTCCGTGCGCACAATTCGCACGCATCACATAGTTTTTTATCGCGGTTTTATTCCCGTCATATACTTGCTGAATAAACCGATTTAATATATATGTTTTTCCACAGCCGTTAGGTCCATAAAAAATAATATTGGGGATTTTCCGGTTATTGATGAATACCGCTAATTTGTTATGAATGTTTTGATGAATTCCTTCTAATTGACTTGTCATTATTGTATTGTTGTAATAATGACAAAATAGTTTTACATCCTTTTATGATTCACGCCGCGTTCACTTCCGTTCATAGATTAATAATTTGTTCGTATGGCATCACTTTGGACGGATTTGTGTTACTGGCACCGCCCGCGCCCGCGCCCGCCCCCGCACCCGCACCCGCGCCCGCTTGACCATCCGTATAATAATAGTTCGTAGTGTAATAGTAATTCGTCGGTTTGGACGCACCATAAAACGGCGACTCTTCTTCATATCCTTGTCCGTTATACATTCCGAGATAAGCCGTAGCCGCAGGTGACCCATCCTCGTAATAATACGCATTATGTTTCGCTGTACGTTGGTTACTTGCTGGGTCATTTGGGTCAATCCAGTTTCCAATTCCGCGGATGATGTTGCCAGTGGCGTCGCGAATCGTGCCAAACAGTCCGGGACTGCTGCTACTGCTGCTGCTGCTGCTGCCACCACCAGGCGCGCCGGGGGGACCACCTGGACGCTGTCCATATCCACTGAAATTTCGCGTAATCCCGCGCCTGTAAATGTCATCTTCGCTCAGTGGGGAAGAGCTCGTATCCCGCGCAATATCATCGTATCGTGTCCGGGTCGTCGCAAGCAGATTCCTTTCAGTCTGGGTTCCATCCGGTAAATACGTCGCCCAGCGCGTGACTTTCAGGCAGTCTGCGTCAATACGGCACGCATCTGACCCGGTCTGACCTGGATTGTTACACTTCCACGGGCATTTACGCATCAACAGTATATTATTGCCTTCCGCCGATTTCACAAGGTTGCCACTCACGTCCATCCGGAAAATATTCTGGCAATTGCCTTCATTGCTAGACAGGTTGGACGGTTCTACGCATTTACGCACGTGGCCGTCATCACCGTATCGCCAGTTTGCGCCGTCATACCACGAATCAGGGTGGCTGGCGATGAGACGGTTTCGTCGCGCAACGGCGACATCATATTTCAGTTGTGCGTCGGTCTTCGCCTGCGGGGTCGTAGCAGAACGCAGGGCCTTATACGCCGATTCATACTCCTTCTGTGCCTCAATCGCCCAGTTCATCTGGCGTTTCACATCGGAGATAAGGACATTCGCGGCGGCGCTGGTCACGTATGTAGTGCCATCACTCGCGGTTCCGGAGGCAGTAGGCGTGCCGGTAGATACAGTCGTCGCTGCGCGGGCCTCAATGGCCGGGAGAATATATTCACCTTGGTCCAGAACACCGCCGTCTACTGAAAACGCATTATTAAGCGTCGCACCCGATTTGTAAGTGCGGATTTTCGCGGTCGTCGTGCTCGTTTTCGCCGCAGGCGTTTGAAGACCGGCGATGGTTAACTTAATGGGCGTATTATTGGGCAATGAACCGCCCAATGTAAACGCAACCACGGTCTGACCGCCGCCGTACGTATTTACGTCTGATGTAATGACGCCCGCACTTGATATTGTAGACAGTGTATCTTGAAGACTCGTCGTCGGATTCGTCCATACAAAAGAGATACCCAGGTCAATATTTGCCGTGCGTGTTACATAAGGAACTTGGACAAGGAAAATATCCCCTGATACCAGAGCATTCGTAAGCATCATTGTGATAGAAAATGTCGTAGCACTTCCGGTATAATTTGGAGATAATTGCGGACTTTCCGTAGAGATTTTACGGCACGGCAGCAACGTCGCCAGGCCTCCATAAGTCGTATCATTGAAAATACGCAATTGTTTCGCTGAATCCGAAGGCGGCCACAAATTCACGAGGACGAGTGTCTGCGCGCCAGAAGAAGGCTCAGCGTTACTTGCGAGAGATACATTCGCTAATCCAGTTCCGGGCGCCGCGGTCGTTCCGGGGGTGATTTCATTATTCACCCACTTCAGTCCAGAGATTTCTAGCGCGTATTTGCCAGCGGCCATTGGATTGGCGGTTTGAATCGTATATGTAATGACGCAATACCCGACATCCGCAACCTCGGCTGCGCCCGCTGCGCCCGCCACCGGAACTGTCACTGCCAAACCACGCCCATCCGCAGCGGTATCCAGGTCCGACGCGGTCCCAGCCGAAGTTCCCACGGTCGCAGGTAATGGACCGGTATACGCACGCATCGTCGCCTTCAATCCAGAAGCAGTTGTATTCTGGATATAATGCGTGGGAACCTTAATCGTGATGACTTTCGCAGGAGTAGAACCATTTACACCGCGCATCTCCGCAGTTGTTGTAAAAAGAAACCGGAATGTAGTTTCGGTATTTTTCACATAAGAGCATTGATTGATAATAAGGGTTCCATCCGAACGCGAACCCGTTGTGGATGCGGGAGGGTGCGAAGTTTGTGTCCGGACTTCTCCTTGATACCGAACGTGGTCAGCCATCGTGAGCCCTTCAATCACTCCTGTGGCATATCCTTCGGATGGTGCTATCCAGGACCCAAACCCACCATTCCGGTAGGTTCGTGATATCCATAAACTCACCAATAACACTAAAATAAGCACGAATATGACTGTGTATTTATCTTGGAATAATTCCGAGATTCTCATTTGAATACTAATTTATATTGTTATAACTATCGTGTATATTGCTTATATTATATACGATAAAATAAATCTCTCGGTGTCTCTGTGCCTCCGTTAATACGTCTGTAGACTATGTGTATACGGGTTCTGTCTAAATGCGTTCAATATATCCGGCTGAATTCTCTCGTTCAGTTTACTTTCATCGTATCCTTGCGGCATCGTCATCTTTCCGTAAATATCAATACTTGGGATAGAGGAAGGCGCATTTGTCGCAACCATCGTGCGATGATTGGCGCGGTCGGCGTCCAGTCGGTCTATCTGAACATTGGTACTCGGATTAAACAACGACATTGACCCGTGATTGGTTATATTTTTGTAAGTCTTGTTTACATTGTTGCGCTGGTTATATGCGGCGTTATAGAGGCCATTCCCCATACGGGTCGCAGAACCACCCGCGGCTCCTAAATAATCAGTGCTGGTTGTCGCACGCTCCGTTTCTTCCGGTGTGTTCTGAGAGATTAGATAACCAGCAGCAGCCTGGCGTTCCACGTTGAGATGGTCATATCCAACCAAACCCACAGTTGTTTCCTTAATCGTGGTAGGTGCGCGGTCGGCGGGATTAAATGTCGCAGTAACTGCGGCGGGGACGGGCATCCTCGCATTCTCATAAAGGCGCGCATTACCGACAACATTCTCTTTACGCGATGGTTTCAATACGTCCAAAAGGGGCGCAACGACAGCCTTCAGTGCTCCGTGGATACCACCCATCTCGTCTGGACGCACAGTTGTCCGATTATTATGTGTAAATTTATAGCTCATTCTTCCGAAATCGGCTTCGGTCGCGGTATTCTTCTCCGCAGCATAGGGATTAATCATCGGTTTTCCGTCATAGGTCTGGCGGCGCGTGTCTTCAAAATTCTTCGGCGCATACATCGCACCACCACCATCCGCAGGAGCAGTCGCACCGAAATACTCGCTGGTCGTCGTTTGGCGATTACTCTCACGGTCCATCTCAATCGCGCGCTGGGTTTCTCCCTTCTCTGCGCCGGTCGTCGTAAACCACCTATCAGGTGTATTCACAAAGAATGTGTCTGGCAGATGCTTCTCCATTCGCCCTAAATTGGCCGTAGTTGGCGCAGTTTGGATGTAATGCGCGGCGGGACCTTGATGTCCGTCGAGAGAATACGAAAGTTTGGGGTTCGTCTTCACGCGTAATTCATCCACCCCGCGGTCAATCCATTTCTCTCGCGCTTCCATTCCAGAATTGAATCCGAGCGTTCCTTGTGCGCTATATCCTTGGTCTAATCCCGGGCCGACACGCACCTCTTCCCACGGTTTCACATTTGCGATTTTCATACTAGGATTCACACGTGACTGATAGAAATCGTTCTGGTTTTGCATCCCATTGGGGAGATGAAGGTTGTCGTGTGGGCGAAAAAGAGGCGCTTGTTCAGTCTTGGAGAAAAACTGCGAACCTGTGCCTACTTTATTATCCAGCACATTTTCGTGCATATTCGCACCGGTCGTCGTCCCGCGGATTTTTGCGCCATAATACGGCTCCATATTATTATGCGTAAATGTCCTCGGGTCAATTTTGGTCCCCATCAACGATGTAAACCCATCCTTACTGTAATTATCGCCGAATTGTGTATCTAAACTTTCGCCATAGGGGGGCAACGACTCGGCGGCCGATGGCGATGACGACGGAATGATGCTGTTCTTGTCATTTGAAGATTCGCGACCCCTTTCCGCAATTCCGCGGAGGATGCCTACACCACCGACACCCCCGGCGACACCGGCCGACATTTTATCAAAATCCACACCTCGTGCATAATAACGGTCCGTCGCGGCGTTTGCGTTCTTATAGTCATTTACATTAGAACCCGTATTTGGGCGAATCACGGGATAATTCGTAGTAGGAATGTTTGTGTTGGGTAGATACCTTGACTCGTGAACACCTGCATTTCTATATCCTTCGCGCGCGCCATTGCGATTGCTGTTGCGATTGGATGCGATATATGCCGCGCCAAGACTTCCTAATATTAATGCGATTTCAGCCATATATTACGGTATTATATGTATATTATTATATCTATCTATATTATTCAGCTACATATAATATTACGCTTCATATAAATATTACGCTTCATATAAATATTACGCTTCATATAAATATTACGCGTCATATACTATGAAAACAATGCGGTGGTTCCGCTAAACTGGCGAAGATCGCCAACATTCACGATTCCGCCCGAATTGCCGCTGTCGCTGCTGCCTAAACCGCGTTCAGTATCGCGTCTCCCACCGACCATCCCTTCTAATGCCGGGTTCTTATTCATAGGATGAACTGTAAAATAAGTATCATCTGAGATTCCAGGAACCGTCGTCTGCGGAACAAACCGGTCCTTTTCAATAATACGTGTATTCAGGTTATTGTAAAACGGCATAAACACATTCTCTTGAGGGTCAAAGTGAAGCATCTTCCAATTATCTTGTTCTACATCACGGAGCATCCACGCTGGGTGAGTGGCGCGGGTCTGTTCTACGAAACTACCGCCTCTCATCGGGCACTGAATCATCTCGTTTGTCCGGGATGCGACCGACGCTCGGTCATCGTGGTGATAATTCTCAACCGAATCGCGGTTCAGTTTGCGTGATAAACCAAACAATTCCGCCTCAATATCCACGGAATTTGTCATAATATTCCCCGCCCAACCTTGCGCGCGGACATACGGGTCTTCCATATAGAGCGGCTTATCACCGGGGCCTGGCGCATTCAAATGGTATCGCCCTACATCGGTAGATTGCTGAAGTTGTTTTTTGATGCGGTCGGGGTCATCGCGAAATCGTGTAAATGACATAATGGAGTATGAAGTACGGAATACGGAGTATGAAGTACGGAATACGGAGTACGAAGTACGGAATACGGAGTATGAAGTACGGAATACGGAGTATGAAGTACGGAATACGGAATACGGAATGCTATTATATCGTGGTAAAATAAAACAAACCTAAAAACAATAACGTAGTGGATTGTAGATACGACACGATGTTGATAACTGAAGTAGACAACAATGACGCGACGGCCGAGATATTACGCAAACCTTCTAAATCTTATACCATTTGCTTGAATATGATTGTAAAAAATGAATCGCATATTATCATTCAAACACTGACAAATCTCTGTACATACGTGGATTTTGATGCGTATTATATATCGGATACCGGTTCAACGGATAACACAATGGACCTGATTCGCACATTTTTCAAGGAGCGAGGTATTCCCGGACACATCGAGCAAGTAGAATGGCGTGATTTCGGCTTCAATCGCACCTTGGCGCTTCAAATGGCGTTTCATAAAACCGACTATCTCTTTATATTTGACGCGGATGATTCTATTCACGGTGATTTCCGTTTGCCTCAACACCTCACCCACGATGCGTATCAGTTGAAGCTCGGACAGTCATTTGTATATTTGCGAACACTCATCGTAAATAACCGTAAACGATGGCGGTTTGTTGGGGTGCTTCACGAGTATATCGCGTGTGTAGATAAAGAGGAAAGTTCATTTGCGATTCAGGGTGAATATTACGTGGAATCTGGACGAAGTGGAAGCCGGAATAAAGACCCCAATAAATATACCAAAGATGCTGAGGTATTAGAGCGCGGATTTTATCAAGAGAGCAGTAATGGCGGCGACCGCGGACTTGCGGAGAGATACGCATTTTACTGCGCGCAAAGTTGGATGGATGCGGGCGTCGCATATATTGACAAGGCGATTGAATGGTATCTACGTGTTCTCACACAAAACAATTGGACACAAGAAAAATATTACAGTGCGCTTTGTCTCGGAGATTTGTATATCAAGAAGGGCGATAAATACAATTCAATCAAATATTACAGTAAAACAATGGAATATGACGAAGAGCGCATTGAGGGTGTCGCGTCTCTAATGGAATTCCTGCGCGCGGACGGACTTCATATTATGGTAAATGCGTTATACCATAAATACAAGGGTTATAATAAATTCCCGCAAAATAAACTCTTCTTATCCACGGATAAATACCACGATATCATAGAATACAATAATTCTATATCTGCGTTTTATATTTCAGACAAGCGAAGTGGATATGAATGTTGTAAAACCATCCTCCGGCACAATATTATGGCGTTTCATTTCTTGTCGTCTACGTATAGCAATCTCGTATTTTATAGACACTTTTTTGAAGAGGATTCCTTTCCAGAGATTCTGCGTCTATTTTACACGGTAGACCACTACTTGGCCGTGGTCGCATCAAAAAATGACAATTATAGTGATGAAGATATTCAAACGTGGAATTTACTTTTTGCGAAAGTGAGAGATGCGTTGGTCGCGCCGTGCGAACTATTGAAAATAACTCACAGTCACGGCGACAGCGACGGCACTGGCGATGGCGATGGCGCGGTGCGCGAGTTTCATTTATCTCGCCCGATTCATAAATTGCCGTATTTGGATAAAAATATGCCAGCACAGAATCCATCTATCATTATTGTCAATCGCGATCGGAATAGAGCCCCCCGCGTCATTATAACATTTACCACGTGTAAGCGGTTTGACCTTTTTCAACAAACGGTGAATTCCATATTGAATATGTGGACGGATGTGAATATGATCGGATACTGGTATTGCGTAGATGATAATTCTAGTGAGGAAGACCGTGCGAAGATGCGGGAAGCGTATCCCTGGATAGATTATTATATGAAACCCCCCGAAGAAAAAGGACATCGAAGTAGTATGAAAATCATTTGGAATAAACTCAACGAATTGCGCCCTGAATATTGGATTCATATGGAGGACGATTTCCTCTTTCACACACCGGGAAGTTATATTCATAAAGCCACACAAATGATGAAAGATGCGCAGAATTCTGGGTATAATGTCCGCCAAATTTTATACAACCGAAATTATGGAGAGACGGTGCGTGATTATAAGATACAGGGTCATAAGATATTGCGACGAGTCGCGCACGAAGTCGCACTTCACCAGCATAAAGTCGGCGGCGAGTTCAACTACGGAAACTGTCATTACTGGCCGCATTATAGTTTTCGCCCGGCATTGATTGACGTGTCCGCAATTTTGAATGTAGGAAATTACGATACACCGAATCAGTTCTTTGAAATGGATTATGCGAACAAATGGACGAAGCTCGGATATTTATCTGGGTTTTACAATCACATCACGAATCGTCATATTGGCCGACTTACTTCCGAGAGAAATGACCCTACGCAACCGAATGCGTATGAACTAAACAATGAGAGTCAATTTGTGGCACCGCCGAGTGCGGACGACGACTCTACCTTGGTCGCAACTGCCGGGTCCACTGCTGCCACTGCCGTTGCCGTGAAAAAGCGATATTATTCCACGATTCCATTTGATGACGGGTTTGGCGCACAGTTTCAGCGATTCGTATGGACCTGTATTTATGCGGAAGAGTGCGAAGAGTCTATTTTTGTATACAGAACACCCGATAAGATGGCGCATAATTATAATGACGACCCGGATTTTATACCAAAACTGGAACAATTAATGAATATGAAGCCGCATTATATGAATTATTCGGATGTCGTCGCGCAAAACGCGGAACACGAACGTGCGGGGCGTCGCGATGAAATCATCCCTATCATAACGCCCGATTTCTACGATATATTCAATTACATCGAGAGAAATATTGATACGTCTATGAAGAGCAAGAGTATGGTGCGAATCAAAGAGAACTACTGGCGAAATAAAGACCGACCACGTGAACGAGCGCGTGTCTACTCTCACCATCACCATCTAGCCGTCCCTACGAGCCACTCGGGCGGCTATACCCACCATCTAGCCGTCCACATTCGCCGTCCCAATTGTGATGATACGCGCCCCAACAGCGGTGAAGAATATACCAATGAGTATTATATCAAGTCTTTACTCACGATACGAGAGACATATCTGAAAGACAACGCGAACATTCGGATACAGTATCATATCTATTCACAAGGAAATGTGGATAAATTTGCCGACTTTATCAACGACGATATCATCGGGAAAGACGTAGCACTTCATTTAAATGATTCAAACGAAGATACTTTCTTGGGAATGACACTGGCAGATATACTCGTCACATCCGCGAGTTCATATAGTTATTGCGCGGCATTCTTCTGTGACGGTGACATTTATTATACGAAATTCTGGCACAAGCCTTGTTCCTGGTGGAAAACATTGGATTCATAGTATCGCGGCGGCGGCTTCGGATGAGTGTATATTTTTTTATTCTAATGTAACAGTAACACGAAGACGACGACGACGACGACGAAGACGAAGACGACGACGACGATGAAATCAATAGACGACAATAATGAATATGGTGATTCTGATTTTTTAGCTGACCGCGACAAGACGATTCAAGATTTTCGCGCGAGCGATAAAGAAACAAAACATAAAATAATAGAAAAAATGCTTACTCTGCGGCACAATATGAAATATAACAAACATTTACAGTCGGTATATACGCGGGCGAAAGAACTTTTTGATACAATGGTAGATGAGCACCGTTTACAGTTAGACCATTTAGATGAAATATACCGACACTTAAATCATATTATTCGTGAAAATCACTCGTCGCATAGTTCTTCTAAAATGATGATGACCGAACTTATGAAAGACAAGAAGCGAATTGGTGCCTTATTGAAAAAAATGCGGGGAAGTTATGATAAATTAATGGATATAGATACTGTGATTGGAACTACGATTAAAAATATCAACGAAATTACGTTTATGGACGACCACACAGAGACTGCCGCAGACGACGAGGACGCTGAGTCAAATGGCGATGACGCTCACGTGGACGACGACGCGGAGTCAGACGAAGACGACGAAGACACGGAGTCAGACGACACGGAGTCAGACGACTACGAAGACGACGACGACACGGAGTCAGACGACGAAGACGAAGACGAAGACGAAGACGAAGACGAAGACGAAGACGACGACGACGACGACGACGACGACGAAGACGACGACGAAGACGAAGACGAAGACGAAGACGACGACGACGACGACGACGAAGACGAAGACGACGACGAAGACGAAGACGAAGACGACGAAGACGACGACGCGGATTCAGAAGAAGACGACGACGACACGGAGTCAAAAGACAAAGACAATGGTCTTATATATGTGTTCTGATATTCACGTTTTAGCAAGAATGAATATAATTTCGTTGAGCGCGCGAATCTACGCTGAATCATCCATTTACGACACACGCGCTGAAAGATACGCAACCAGAATGTTTTGTAAATTGCGACCATTTCATTCCCTGGTTCTAACCAGGTGGTTTCTACGATTTCAATCGTGGCACCATAACATTTTGCGAATGCTAAATAATCCTCAAGCGCATTTGAATAGGGAAATGTATAATGACAAATGTAATGCTCTTTTATTTCAGGCGAACTTGTATTCTCATTAAATCCGTGTATTACACTATTGAATTTTTGACACAACCCTAACTCATAAAGCGACATATAAATATCATATACCGTATGAATATAATTCAAACGTATGAATATAATTCAAATGGGAGAATATAATTCAATTTTGTAATTTATTATATTCTTAAAATATATATTATTGAGATATGGCGTCGTATATCAATCGCTTATTCAACACACCGTTTTTTCAGAACCGGTTCGTATTATACGGCAGTTTATTCATTGTATTACTGAGTATTCTGCGTTATTTGGCAAATCGCAACATCAATGCGGTCATTCTTATGGCATTGATTGGATTGGTTATGTCATACTTTAGTAAAAATATGATTATCGTTCTTCTGACTGCGTTTGCTTCCGTGTTTATATTGGAACTGATTGGGTCGCAGGGTGTGACGGAGGGTATGGAGACGAAGAAGAAAGACAAAAAGGAAGAGAATGTAGACGAAAATGACAAGGATGCCGAAAAAAAGAAAGACGGCGCGAAGAA